GTCGCCAGTTCGGCCTAAACTATGCAGTGCTTCGGTGGGACACAAAACAAACGCGTAACATTTTCTTGCAAGAGCCCATCATTGGCGTCAGTCGCGTTGAGATCGAGTCAGGCGTAAATGGTGTCAACGTTACAACGTCCGAGATCTCACTCGACGGGCTACGCATATACGCTCGACACTTGGAGGGCCTGCTTGACCCGGATGACCGCGATGACCCACGTATCGAGATCGAACGTTTTGAAGGCATCATATACGAGTCGTTAGAATTCTTCCCTAACGGCCCCCAAGTCACACACATCACGGGTGTGTTCGGTTACACGGATCCGGATGGGTCGCCGTTTGGTCAAGTACCCATCAATCTGGCACGTGTCGTGGGCATCTTCGCGCTACGTGAAACGACGGATTACTTTGCATCCAACCCAACCATAAGCGAGCCAGGTAGCATCCAGTCGATGAAGACGCGTGACCAATCCATCACCTTCGCGTCTACAGGTGGCTCCGCTGGCGGTGGTGGCCGAAGCGGTCGCGCGGCTTACGGGGGTTTGACAGGTGACGATGTTGTTGACCAAATTTTGATCAACTACGTGCGCCCAGTACACATGCGAGCAGTGTAATGCAAGTCAGAGTCCCCCTGCTGCTGTGCTTGACGGACGCCATTGTTCATCGGCGAGACCCCATAGGCACACGTGGGGTAGACCCACCCGGCCCCGCCACTGATGGCTTCGATGACATCTTCCGGGAACCAGTCGCGTTTGATACCGGTACTGGTTCTGAAGTCGACACGCGTAATGTGACGCTGCTGTATCTGCCGCCCATCCGGGTAAAATGCCAAGTCGAAACGACGTTATTTGACGACCTTCGACAAGCTTTCTCCGGTGGTCTACGCGAGAGCCGCATCACGCTAGTACTACATCGACAAGACCTACTACCGCAGGGGTTAATCAACACCAAGACTGGTAACATAAAGCTTGGTATTGGTGACAAAGTTACGGGGTTTGAACGCCACGGTCTAGGTGTCCCAACGGTGACTTTTCCAGAGCCCGGACTTTTTATACAGGAAATTCGTCCCGCTTCATTTGGCTTCGGTCCCGATGGGCATGACCTTCATTTAGTTGTCTTGGAACAACGAAATCAAGGATCAACGTAGTGCCGACCGTTTTTGCACATCAGGGCGTCACTACAAAGATCATCATAACGCCAACCGATCTAATCAAGCAGGTTCAAACTTTAGGTAAAAAACACCAGCATGTTGTAAAGCGTTTGCTCGTAAACATCGCCAAGATAGGACAACAAGCGTATCGAGTAGGCGTCACAACAAACGCGTTCAACCTTAAGCCGCTTGCTGAATCCACGCTACGGTCTCGTATTCGAGGCAAGCTAGCAGGCACAGGCGGACCTGCTAAGCCACGATCTCGTGGAGGCATACCACTCCGCTATAGTGGCCAAACAGTTCGTGCGTACAGAATCCGGCGGCAATCTAGCTTTCATATCGTTTTAGGTTTCACACCAGGCGAGACTATCCGCTACAGTCCAGGTGCATCTGTAAAAGATATTGCAGAGAACGTTCACGAGACAGGTAAAAGCCTACGTGTCAGGTACACCGCGCGCATGCTGGCGTACATGCACATTCTCTTTCGAAAGACTGGTCAACGTGGCGCCAGAGCAGGAGAAGAATCCGCAGGAAGAGGGAAGCGGCCACGTCGTGTAGGTGTCTCAGTAAATCGCCGAATCCCGGCACGACGCGCGCTCAAACACGTAGCTCTTGCCATACAAAAACGTATGCCAACTGAACTACGCAACGCTCGCAAAGAGTTACGTGATCAGACAACCATTCGTTTCCGGTAAGTGTAATTATGGGTGTTCCTACAATCACATCAATTAGCCCCGCCATCGGCCCTGTTGGCGGTCAAAATGTCGTTGAAATTATCGGCACGAATTTCCAAGTGCCAACACTTCCGCCTACAGCAGGTCCAGCACCCGAGGTGCCGCCAACTGTCGAAGTGTTCATTGACGCCAATCCTGCCCTCAAGGTGGACGTGTTCTCGGCCACACGTTTGTTTGTGACAATCCCGGCATGGCACGGAACTTCAATTCCAGATGACGCCATCCCTGCAGTTACTGTCGCAGTGCGTAACATTGATGTTGCGGGCTCACTCATAGCATCCGAAGAAGTCAACGCACTGGATGCATACACATATGAGCGGCCACCAATCCACGCGACGCCGACAAAACCTACAACAGGCCCATCGTGTTACGCCCTCGTCTCAGCCGCCTTGATCACTGCTTGTCGTCGCCAGATAATCGAGAATGTGTCGATGACAACGCACATTGACTACAGCGAAGATGGTGTCTTAGAAGTTCAAGTGTCGAAGATACCTGCAGTTGTCATCCAAGGTCCGACAATCACTCGGGATTTTGAGTATTGGCACAACGAAATGCGGGAAATCGACAATGGCGACGGTACCTTTAATATTCGTAAGCCGCCTTTCGTTGCACGTATGCTTTTCACCCTCGTCGGCGTCTGTGATAACGAGCAAGAATTGTTGAATTTACAGGCATCTGTACTGGAGATGTTTGAGCGCAATAAGTACCTGGGTGTCGATATAAACCCGAAAGTTCCCGATCCAGAAACACGCGTAAACCTGGTTCTTCAACTGACGCAGCCGCCCCAAGTTACAAGTGCCCCCAGTGAGGACAACATTCGCACATTTACTGCAGCGTGTGAGATTCGAGGAATCGAGGTTCAAGAGGTAGAGGCATTCATTCGCGAATCCAAGATCACAACTGGCACCCTTGAAGTCCAGGATATCGACGGTACCCTTCCTGAGACAATCCCGGTTTAAACCCGACATCACCACCCACAGCCCCCAGAATGGGGGTATTGTGGTTGTTGACCGGCTGGATGTGATGGCATAATGTGTTGCAGAGAACTCCGATGATTGTCGTTAACGTCCGCAATACGGGAAAGGTCCCTGTATCTTTCGACCTTTACCACGTGCTGTACTGCGAAATTTCGCGGGATTGTCGTTGCGACATTCAGCGCATCCTTCGTCCTGTGGCGCAGAAGACAGGTGAGGTAAAGACGCAATACGATAGGGTTGTCTCTGCTCGGGGGATCTACCTTGCGCCGGGTCAGTCGATTGAACTACATCCGGCTGTAAAGCGTTTGCAGCCTGTACAAAATCTGATTGCCAAGGGACTTCTTGAGGTCAAAACGGTTGAAAAGACGCTTACAACTGCAGCTACAACACCAGAAACCGTGGTGAAGAAGCCGCACAAATCTCAGTCGGATAAAAAGAAATCCGACAGCGAGACAACGGAGGACCTCTAAATGGCTGGTGAACTTCTCTCGTCGAAGATTGTTGTCCAAGAAGTACCGCCACGAATTGCGTCGTTGCCGGTTGTTCAATCCGCCATCCTCGGCGCGATTGGACAAGCAGTTCGCGGTCCTTTAAACGTGGCGACACTGATCACCTCGTTTGAAGAATTCGCTCGTACCTTTGGTGAATTTCGTTCCGGTTTCGAGCTGCCATTAGGCGTTCGACAGTTCTTCTTGCAAGGCGGTCGGACAGCGTACGTTGTCCGCGCAGGCACAGGCGGTGTTGCCTCAGAAGCAACACCCCAAAGCGGCTCAAGCGCTTCCGGTACTGTACTGAGCGCCAACTCGGCGCCGTATAACTTGGAACCAGGCCAGACCTTGGTTGTGTCGGTTAACGGCGGTGGCGATCAAACTGCTACGTTCGCTGCAGCAGCCGCGGCGATTACGTCGGGTAATACAGCGCCATTTGCGCTCGCTGACACAGACACGCTCACACTCAAGATTGACGGTGGTGGCGTTCAAACGGTCATCTTCAATTCGTCCGAGTTCGCCAACATCGCGGCGGCCACCGCTGCAGAAGTTGCCGCAGTCATCAACGCAGAAGGTGCTGGGCTTTTTGCTTCAGTGTCTGCAAACGCAGTCGTCATCACATCTGACAAGCGGGGCACGGGCTCCATTGTGGAAATTACAGGCGGCACGGCCAACACTGGTGGCAAGCTGAACTTTTCGACAACACCCGTTACAGGGACAGGCGACGTTGCCAACATCGATCAGGTGACAGCCTCCGAGATTGTTGCGGTTTTGACTGCCGATGTCACTGGCGCAACCAGTGTGGTTGAAGGCACTCAAGTCCGTATCACTTCCAACACTGCGGGTGTGTCATCCAGTGTTCAAGTCAAAGCCGCTTCGACAGCCGTCGCCGTTGGTTTTGACAACGCAGTACATAGCGGTTCGGCGACAGGCTTGACCGATTCGTTTACTGCGGTAGCGACGTCAGTCGGGATTTGGGGCAACGCGACCAAGCTAATTATTGGCGCGTCATCTTCGGGTGTCGCCAGTGAATTCAATCTCGAAATTGAGATTGACGGCACCATTACGGAGCGATTTTCAAATCTCCAGACCAACGACTCGGGCGCAGCGAATTACATCGAGACGGTTGTAAACGCAACGCAGACGGGCTCCTTGTTTATCACCGCAACGGTAGACAACCCCGTACGCCCAAACAATTCATCGGCAGGTATCGCGCTTACAGGCGGTACGGAACCAACCGTGACATCCACTGAGCTGATTGGTGGTACCTCGCCGTCGCTTACAGGCATTCGTGCACTGGACACTGTTCAGGATGTGACCCTGCTCATTGTGCCCGATGGCGCAACAGTAGGCGTGCAGAACGCCATGATCACATACGCAGAGATCACCAGGAATCGGCAGGTCTTTGCAGCACTTGATAGCCCCGCGGGTGCAGACGCGGCTACGATGGTGACACATGTCGGCTCGTTGACCGCAACTGAGAACGCGGCCTTGTACTGGCCCCGTGTCAAGATTCCCAACCCAAACCGTGCTGTCTATGGGCAAGATGTCGAAAGCATCACCCAGAGTGTGTCTGGCGCAATGACGGGCGTCATGGCGCGGAATGACGCAGGTGTCCCTATCGGCCCGTTCGCCAACCCCGCAAACGTCGAGGATGGTCGTCTGTTCGGCGTCGTAGCACTGGAGTCTGACGAAGCGCTGGAAGAGGCAAAACGGGACATCGTATTCCCGAAGCGGATCAATCCGATCGTTCTGGTAAAAGGCGCAGGTTTCTTTGCTGATGGCGCACGAACGCTGTTAGGCACCAGCAATTTCCCCTCAATTGGCGAGCGTCGAGGCGTCTCAACCATCGAAATCCAAGCTAAGCTGGCGCTGCAGTTTGCGAAGAACAAGCCCAACACTGAAGACCTACGAGAGCGTATCGAAAATACACTCATTCAAATCATTCTGCCGTTCGTACAGGCGGGTGCCTTGGCGTCCAAGAATCCTGACGAAGCCTTCTTTGTTGATGTGTCCGAGCAATTGAACAACGCAGCAGTTCGAGCATCTGGGCAGGTGAAAGCTCGTATCGGCCTCGCCACAGCAAAGCCTGCAGAATTCATCATCCTGCTTGTCACACAAGACACGCGGGCTCTTGAGGAACAACTGCAGTCACAGGCGTAATTTCAGGAGGACTGTAACCAATGGCAAGTCTTGGCTCAGCGCGTCAACTACACGAGAAGTTCAACTTCATTGTGCTGGTCCGAGGCGCAGAACAATTGTTCTTCCAGAAGGCGTCCGAACTAACCCAGGAAGTCGCGCGGATCGACTACTGGGAAGGTGGTGCCCTCATCCCAATCAAGCATCCAGGGCGCGTTACCCTCTCAGACATCACGTTGGAGCGTGGTGTGGGTGCGGACCAATCCTTGCACGACTGGATGCTCCAGGTCGCGAACGTCAACCTGGCGGGTGGTATCGGCGCGGGACAAGCTGTCGCCGACTTCACGCGTGAATTCTCAATCATGCAGCGCGACCGCACCAAGACGGCATCGTTGCGTCGGTACAAATTTTTTGGTGCTTGGCCGACACGCTACCTGGCTGGCGACTGGGACAACAGCGTAGACGAGGTGGTCATCGAGTCGTTAACCATCACGTTCGACCAATTTCGGTTGGAAAATCCGACAGCACGACGCGGCATTTCGGCAGTCTAGCCGGGGAGGTGCCCGGTGCCCACGCGTGAATTACAAGAAAGCTTCAACTTCCGGGTCACGGTCGACGGCTTTCCCGAAACTATCGAATTTGCCCGGTGCTCTGCACTAGCACTTACGGTATCAACGCTGGAATACCGTGAGGCAGGCGCGAATCTTGCCATCAAAGATCCTAACTTTGTCTCGTACGGAGATGTAACTTTAGAACGCGCCGCGTCAAGTAGCTCCCACATGTACAAGTGGGTTCTTGCCGTGCTCGACGTGCTTGACGGAGTTGGCGGCGGTGTTGCGCCACCACAAGATTTCCGACGACACGTAGCGATCACCCAGTACAACCGGGCAAAGCAACGTCTACGTACCTACGTTCTTTTAGGAGCGTTTCCCACCGCGTATACCGCAGGTGCATGGGACAACGCGCAGGACGCGCTGGTGATCCAGTCACTAACGCTTACGTATGATCAGTTCGTTGTGAAGAACTTCCAAGACCCCACAACTAACCCACCGTCCATTCGAGCCTAACCTAGTTTCAACGCAACGTGTGTCGCTGCTATAGTAAGAAATAACAGACCCCCCGTGTCTGTTGGCTGTGGGCAGATACCGCAGCACTGAGGTCAACCCAAACGAGGTCAAAATGTCGAACGTAAAAACGGACGAAGTGACGTGTCCTTCAGGTATGCGGGGTCGAATTCGACCCTTCAAAGTATCGGAACTGATCGCCCAACAAGACGAACGCTTGTTGCGCAAAGGCACAGTTCTTACAGATATCGTCGCGAACTGTTGGCTAGAAACGCTAGACCGCGGGCCTTACAGCTTCAACACGTCAGAGAGACCGCCGTGGCCGGTCTTGTTGCACGCGGATAAGATGCACGCGTTGCGTTGCATCCGGACACTCACTACGGGAAGCCCCGATTTTGAGTACCAAGTGCAATGCCTGGACGAGACCTGCAAGCACCAGTTTGCTTGGGTCGTCGATCTTATGAAACTAGAAATGTTGCCGTTGCGGGCAAAGTCTATTCCGCATTTGCGTGAAGGCGTGCCTCTTACAGTGGACGTGGCGGGAACAACTGTTGAGTTCCGTCTGCTACGAAATGAAGATGATGCACGCTTGATGGAGTACATCAATAAACACGGGTATTCGTCTTTCATCGCTGCATTTCTCTGCCGAATTGTAGCCGTAAAAGGCGTTGAGACAGACATGCACGCTCTCGCGGCCTGGTTAGAAAATCTTGACCTCGCTGACATCGATGATTTGGAAACTGCGATGGATGAGCACGAGGCCGGTTTGTTACTCCAAACGGATATTACATGCCCGAGGTGCAACACAGCCTGGAGATCAATGATCCCTTTAGTCCAAGCAGTCACCCGCAGCTCTATGCGGAAGGCGCGGACTCTACTGCGCGCGAAAACATCTGGCGCGAACTCGTCGGCGTCTCCTGGAACTTCGGGGAAACCGGAGGACCCAACGTTACCATCGACGCCATCCTGAACATGGACTACGGCGATTACCTTGACATGTCCGCCGCAGTAACTTTCTACCGAGACGAAATTCACAAAGCCTTCAAGAAGTCTTCGAGTCGTCACGCACGCCGTTAGTCATGGCTGATAATACATTCAACATAAAGTCAGACATCAGCGTCAAAGGTGAGCAACAGCTCAAGGGCGCGGCTGCAGCCATGCAGCAAATGGGTGCACAGACACAACAAACGGCAGCCAAACTCGGTAAAGCGAAAGGTGAGTTTCAGAGTGTTGCAGGCGCGTTTGTTAGCTTGTTCGTTGCCAACAAATTAACACAGGCATTGAAAGGTGTTGCGTTAGCTGCTGATGAGATTGCGATCGGCATGTCAGCAATTACGGCTGTCGCAGGCGACACGGGTCAAGTTGCTGAGAAACTAAAAAGCAAGATGCTCGACGTGGCAAACAGCGTCGGGATAAGCTTCGGAGAGGTTGCGATAGCCACACGAAACTTGATCGCACAGAACCTCGACCCCAACTCAATCGGCGCGTTCCTCGAACCGCTGCTTCAGTTCCAAAAAGTAGGTGAGCTATCGCAACAACAAACGAGTGATCTCGTCGTCGCAATGCAGACGATGGGGGTTGAATCACAAAATGTCGCAGCGGGTCTCGATCTTACGTTAAAGCTAGCGAACGAAAGCGCATTGGCAACACGCGACTTTGCTGACGTCTTGACGCGTGCAGGTCCGGCAGCTCGCGTAGCGAACCAGAGTTTTGCAGAGTTAGCACGTTCTGCCGCCATTCTTCGCCGTGGTTTCCAGACTGGTGCGATTGAAGGCACGTCCTTTAATACACTACTGAACAAACTACTCGATCCGAAACGTCAGCAGTTTCTTCGCGAGACATTCAACGTTGAAGTTGTTGATGAATTCAATGGCGGCTTGCGTGGCCTTAACGACATATTCTTTGAATTGTCTGAAGCTTCACAGCGAACACAGGGTTCAATTGGCCTACTTCTGCAGGAGTTCGGACCGCGAGCAGGCGGTCGCGTTCTTGCAACTGCGCTACAAGCGTTCCAGGAAGGTGTTGACGTCACAGTTGATGGTGTTACGAAACGCTTAAAAGGTGCTGAGCTGCTTGAAGGCGTCCGACAAATGGACGCCGCTGGGGCGGTTACCAAGGCATTCGACGCGTCGATGCAGAACCTAACGGCGCAAGTAAACGTCTTCCTCACGACAGCTAAGACGCTACTCGGCGAAGCACTGATGCCAATGGCGGCTGCAATGACAACACTCGTAAGTGTTGCCGCCAGTTTCGCCGTTGGGCTACGGGAACTATTCACTGAAATGCCTGCGTTAGCAACTGTGGTATCTACCATTGCTACGCTCGTCTTCAGCTTTACTGCCTTTCGCGCGGCCCAATTAGCTATCGCGGGTTCAGGCCGAATTTTGCGTGTTGCGATGGCGTTCATGTCAGGTGAATTAGCCACGAACACAGCCGCAACATCGCTCAACGTAACAAGCAAACTACAACAGATCGTTGCGAACAACTCACTGACAGCTTCGTTAACGCGGCTTAGCGCCGCACACGCGCGAAACACATTGAATGCCCAAGCAGATGCGGCACTAAGTGGGCATCCACTTGGGTTGCCTGGACAACTGGCCACGGTAGGAACGGCTGCACGCGGCGGTCTTAGTCTTGGCGCGCTAACCAGCTCGTTCGCCGCGACTGCAGCATTAATCGCAGGTCCTATTGTACTTGCTTTACTCGGACTGCAGGCCGTTGTCTCAGACAACTTTGTTGAACGAGTTGAAAAACGGCTCGAAGCAAAAAGGGCGAAAGAAGCGCAAGAAGCCCTCGAAGAGAAAAGCAAATTTCAATCCGCGACAATAGCAACCAAGGAAGCTGCTGACGCTTTAGCAAGAGCGACTGCAGACCTACGCGCGTCTTTCCAAAAAGAAGAACCGGCGTTTAACGTTGGAAAAATACTCGAACAACTGGCTAAGGCGCCAGAGATCATGGCGCGAGCCGCAGCCGCGATCGGTAAAGATCCACAGACTGCAAGAGACGCTGCAGCAATCCAGGTCGGTGAACTTCGCCCGTTAATCGCGCAGCTAGTTCAAGGCGGTACACTCGATCCAAAACAAACAGAGAACCTTTTCAGCGCGTTCCGCAACTTGGCAGCAGGAGGTGCACGGGCGCGTAAGGTTGGCGTTGCGGATGGGACGTCGTTTAGCGACACGTTTGTCGATGCGATTGAAGCAGGCAATTTAACCATTGAGAAAGAAAACGTCGTGGCGACGCGACGGCGGCTTCCGCTTGACGAACGCGGTAACCTGTCAGGTCGTTTTTCTGACCAGCGAGAAGGCGATGTTATCGGCCACCACGCAGCGCGACTTGGCGCGCAACCGGGTGCGCAATCAGGACTTACGCCTATACAACAAAGAAACGTAATCTTTGAGGCCGTTGAATCTGCATTAAAGGGCGGCGCAGGTCTAGATAAAGCACAACGCGTTGGGATTGCGAACGCGGCCATTGAGCGCACAGTTATCAAGCATGCTGAGATTCATGGTGCGTTCCGGTTGAACATCGATGGTGAGGAACTTGTTGGCGCAATCGACGCTGCAAATGCACGAAGCCATGGACGAGAATTAGGAGCTGATGATGGCCAATGATTTTGACCCAGTTCGTGAAACGTTCGGGGACCTCCTGGATACACGGCCTGCACGTGTAACGCTCATCCGTAGCCCAGGGCAAGAACCACCAGAGATGGAAGCGTTTCCGGTGCTGCTCAACCCCGAAACTTTCACGGAAGCGATTGAAGTTGAGTGGGCACGTTTACAGGTTATCGGTCTCGATCACCAAGTGCCACACTACACCAACACACGAAGCTTGGAATATCCGCTAACTTTCTATTGGTCGTCTTTTCAAGCAGGTCGCGGCATCAACGGCAACCCACCTCGGCGTAACAGTAACGTGGGCGGCGGAAATCTGCAGGATCCTGTACCTGATCTTGGTGGCACAACAGCCATGGCGTTTGCCAACTTCATGCGTTCGTTATGTTTTCCAACGCGTCGCGGATTGCGCCCACCTACGGTACGTATTGAGTGGCCTAACGTATTCTCAATCCTCGGTGTAGTGACGTCCCTGTCTCTCAACTTCATCAAATTTGACCAAACGCTTGCGCCCTTAATCTATGAAGCAGAGGTTTCATTTTTGGAAACCCGCGTTACGCGTCGATTCTCAGACGATGTCCGTAAAAGCGGAATCGTAGCTGAGTCTGCTGCAACAGTACAAGCAGTCCCGACACGGACCTTCCTCGCGTAAAAGGATTACCGCTATGCCACCCCGAGCGAATTCACGCCACTTGATTGCACCGCAAATTTTGCGGGTCGATGACGGACTCACATTTTTGTTAGACCGAGAACCATTCCGGTTTGTGCCACGACCAGACAATATGCGGGTGGTTATTCAGCAAGGCGACACGTGGCAGAGTCTTGCTGCAAAACACTTCACACCAATAATCGAGGCGCAAAACCTATGGTGGGCTATTGCAGACTTTCAACCCGAACCGGTTGTGGACCCAACAGATATACCAGTACCAGGTTCGATTGTCTTCATCCCCAGCCCCGAATACTTGCTGTCTGAAATCTTGTCCGACGCGCGACGTGACGAAATAATCTTGTAATGGGCGTTCTATTTCAACGAGCAGATGAAGACATTCTAGAGACACTACGGTCTCTGGACTTCGATCCGTTTGCGCCCATACTGCTAATCAACCCTATTACGGGCTTCCCCAAAACTGTAGACGCAGAAACTGGTATAGGCGACGCAACTGTAAAGCTTGACGCACGCGATCGGCTCACCCGGTTTGAAATCGACGACAACGACAAGAAACTAGACGTTGTCCGTATCACCTTTATTGACGAAGAAGGCTTCTTTGGTGACCCAAACCAACTCGCTCATGGGTCGGTTATCGACATCGCGTGGGGTTACAAAGGCTTGATGTCGCAACCGCGACGGCTGATCGTTCGGCGCTTACAGTTACAAGCACTGCAGGGTAAGGCACGTGTCGGTCGCCGACGTGGCTTCCTGGTTAACTTGGAAGGACTCGCACCTGGCGTTGTCGGTTTAGCTGACGAAGGCGCGTCCGTAGACCTATTCGAAAACAAACGCATCTCTACCATTGCGCGCATTCTTGGGGAAAAGTTGGGCTACCACGAAGAAGCACGCGGCGAACGCAACTTAACAATCAACATTCCGCCATCAGATGATTTTGTTGAAACCAGTTTACAAAAGCCTGCAGCGCAAAAACTATCGCAGTTCATGAAATCGTTGGCTGATCGATATGGAATGCTCGCGTCTTGGGGCAAGACAGGTTTGTATTTCGGTATCCGTGACTTCGACGCCACACCAGCCAAAGCCATCGACTTCAACGATGGGTTGCTATTGAGTTACGATCTTGATGGCGACCTTAGCCTCGGTATCCCAAAAGGTTTGAAACTTGTCGGCATGCGTAAAGGCACCTGGGCAGAAGGCACACTCCAAAAGACTACGGATGGAGACGATCCATTAGCGTTCAACAACGACATTGCATCCACCGAAAACGAAGCTTCTGCCGAAGCTGAACCACACGACACAGACATTATCGAAGCGCCCCCAGAGCCGTCGCTACAACGCCAGCAAGCGGACGCGAACTCAGCCATTGTTTCAGGCAGCGCGGTCTTCGAGCTACAAAAACCGATCCGTGCCAGTCAAGCACTTAAACGACGCCATGTCGTAATGGAAGATTTTCGACCCACCACAGACGCCAAAATGCGTGCGCAAGCGCTACGCCGCTTCACCAACCGCATTAACAAGATGTGGCGTCTGAAACTTCGAATTGTAGGTCACCCTGAATTCATATCTGGTATCACAATTGAACTACGCAACTTTGATACGCCCCTCATTGATGGCACATGGTACGTGTTGCAAGCCAAACACACCTTTGATCGTGAATACATTACAGAGTTAGTTTGTCGCCGCCGACGTGATACGCGTAAACGCGTGGGTCAAGATCATATTGAAGGCAAGCTTCAACGTGTCCCGCGTGAGGAAAGTGACAAGCCTCTAGACTTTGATAGCGACGGGTCGTACGAAGGCGGCATTATTATAGAGGACGTCGCTAAAGCACGCAGGCTGCTCAACTTACCGCAACCCAAAACAGCGCACCGAACCGAATCGGGCAATTTCGCAACGCGAACACTCAAACGACGCGGGCATAAGCCGGGAGGCTCAGTTTAGCCGTGGGCGAATTTGAAGGTGGTGGAAGTTTCATCCCTGACGCCGACGAAGCGCCAGAGAACCGTAACCTTGGGCTGTTTTGGGGCACGATTGTTGACAACAAAGACCCAGCAAACAGTGGGCGTTGCAAGTTTCACATTCCAGGGTTAACACGCCGGTCTACCACATGGGCCTCGCCAGCAATGATGTTGGGCAACGGTGGAAAACACGGCATCGTCGTGATCCCCAAGATCGGCTCTGTAGCGTTGGTTGGCTTTGTTCAAGGCGACATCAACGAGCCCGTTTATTTTGGAGGCCCAGCGCGTGATGGCGAACAGGTCGACGGCATCAATCCAGACAGCATCGTTTTCCAATCGGATAACTTCAGAATCGTATTCAGGGAACAAAACGGCCAACGTGTTCTACGGATGGAAAATCTGCGGTCGGATCTACAAGACCCAACGCCCGCGCAATCGTTTATCGAAATCACTTTGAATGGCGGCGACAAAGGGACAACCCATGCAGTCCGCATTCATAGCGCAGCATCGTTATCGATCACGGCAGGTGTAGGGGTTGAGATTAATGCACCCGTTGTCAACATCAAGGGACGTCCCGTAGCCGTCACACCCGAACCAATCTAATGCCCATCGTTTTTTGTGTAGAACCTACGAACGCGACCACGTCGCCGGGTATCACTATTCCCGCGGTAGGTGTCCTACGCGTAATGAAAGCGCGTATTGACGACGCACCAACCCCCTACAACTTAGCCACCGCACTGTTAGGACAAGTAGGACCATTGTTAGCGCCGTTCCAGGTCGTACTCCGTATCATGGAGGTAATTTTCGGGATCAACGATGCGCTTAAGTCCGTGACCAACCCCTTCAAGCTTGCAAAGGCATTGAAGAAGATCGCACTAGCCCTGCAAGGGCTTGTTGGTTTATTACCTGGGGTCGCGTGGGTAAAACTGGGGCGCGATATCTTCTCGCTGTTCGCGCAAATTTTTGAGGGTCTGGCAGTTGTGACCAACCAATGGGCTGTTGAACTGACACAGATGCAGAACGCGTTCGCAGCACGAAATGCGCTACCTAGTGATGATGAGATCCTCGACCTTATCGCGTGCAGCAAAGCACGTTTGATTGTCAGTACGCAGGGTGTTAATGCAACCCTTTCTGACATTGGAACTCTTCTCGCACTCGTGGGTAAGCTACTACAGGTCATGAAGCCATTCATGCCGGGAGATATACCAAAAGAGATCCTCGCGCTCATCCTACGTATCGCGCAAATACCCGCAGAAATCATTGGGATTAACACGGCGGTCGACGCTGCCGATAGTTCCGAAGACCTTGACGATGTCATCGACCAACTGCGGGAACTATCCTTTACAATGAGCAATATAAGCGACCGTTTTGGTACGATCGCGCAAGTACTCACAGATGTGACAGGACCCTAAAATGCAACGCGCACAGTTTGAAAAAGACTTTCTTGGTAAAGGATTCAACACCCCGATTCGACGCCAGGGAGGGGGCGACTACGTCGCGGCTACCGGCGTGAATCTCGTACGAAGCGCGATTCGTCAGATACTTAATACAGACAAAGGTGAATTGCCCTGGCGTCCTAACTTTGGAACCACGATTCGTCGGTACAAACACAAGCTGCTAAATCAAGAATTTGATGCAGTTGTCCGCTCCGAAATCGAATCCGCTATCAAATCTTTCGAGCCACGAGTTGAGCTTGTCGCGGTACAGGTCGTCAAAAGAGACACACGTGCAATAGTCACGATACGATGGCAAGTCATCGAAACAAACGTCCCCGGCAATAACGTATTGCTTGGGCCAGACACTGTAGAGGTCAGCGTCTAATGGCACTGATTCCGCAACCAATCCTGGATTTTTCAGACAAAGACTTCGCGTCTTTGCGCCTACGCCTACAAGGCTTAGCGCGGTCTATTCATCCTGAATGGACTGATTTCAATACCGCGAACTTTGGCAACATCATGCTGGAGTTGTTCGCATTCACAGGCGACATGATGTCGTTCTACCAGGATGCACAAGCACGCGAGCAATTCTGGCCAACTGTATCACGTCGGATTTCGGCAATCAGACTTGGACGATTAATCAACTTCACATTACCTGGGCCGACACCTGCAACTGGTACTGGGCGACTCGTCCTGAACGAAGCTATTGCTACAGACATTCCTATTGCACCAGGCACGCGTTTCCAATCACTGGACCCGCTAAACCCACTACCATACCGGTCAACCAACACAGAAACGCTCACATTAATTGCGGGTGCCACAACACTGGACATCCCGGTTGAACAAGCGGAACTAATAACGAACGAAACATTCGAGTCAACAGGTGCGCCCAATCAAGAATTCATCCTGAACCGATTACCGTACATGGATGGAAGCGCCGAAATCATTGCCTCGAATGGAACGTACACCGCGATTGTGTCTTTTCTCGACATCATCGCGCCTGATACAAGGAAGTTCGTTGAACTGGTTGACCAAAACGATCGTGCGCACATTCGTTTTGGTAATGGAATATTGGGTGTCATCCCACAAGGCGCGATCACTATCAGATACAAGATCACACGAGGCGTTGAAGGCAACATCGAGATAGGTCAGCTCGGCGAAATTATCGACCCTATTCTCGATGTCAACGGCGCACAAGTTTCGGGCGCGACCGTCACGAACCTTACCGAGATGTCCGGTGGCGCCGACCGAATGTCTGTTGCCCAAGCGCGTAGTCTTGCGCCTGCATCACTGCGCGCGTTAAGTCGATCAGTAACTAAATCAGATTTTGAGACACATGGCGCTGAAGTCTCAGGCGTAGCCCGTGTTGTCATGTTGACCAAAAATGAGGATTCGGGTGTTAGCGAAAACACCGGCATCATGATGGTTGTGGCACGCGGCGCGCGTCTAACATCAGGCCGTTTCAAACCCGCCACACCATCGCCAGATCTTCTAGCCAGCGTAGAGAATAAAGTTACCGTCGAGAAGCCAGCCACAATAACCTTCCAAGTATCCGCATTAGCTGCGCCATTCCTTGACATCAACGTGTCGACATCAATTCACTTTGAAAACGGCGCAGACAAAACACTTACCGCGGTTGACGTTGCAGATTCATTGGAGAACTTTTTCGCCGCAAACTTAGACAACGGTACAGCAAACCCAGACATCGACTTCGGCGCAAATATCCTGAATGACCAAGCAGTCCCTGTTGCTGAGATTGCTTGGAGCAATGTGCTGAATGCTGTCCGGGATGTCGTCGGCGTTAGACGTGTCGATGACACGGATTCTGGGTTGCTACTAAACAGCAAGCGTCAATCTGTTGTGATTGGACTCCGTGAGTTTCCCCGCTTGAAACAAATCACAGTCCGGGATGCATCAAACAACGCAACATTGCTCTCAAAAGACGTTAGCGCGTAATGCCACAAGACTTCCAAAATCCGTCCTTTGAAGTGCCTGGTATTGAAGCCGGGCTCGCACTGGATTGGACACTGGTCATTGTTAACTCGTTGTACGAGTTTGTGGTGTTCGTACGTGGTGACACCATTGCCATCGTCTCAAACTTCATAACCACAATTCCTGCGGGTGTAACTGTCGTAGATAACGACGACGGTACACTCCAGATAATCAACGCGATCGGTGTATCTGAGGCGGTTGAGTCTTTCGTATACGGTTGGGACTCGAATCAGTTCTATCTATTCGCGTTCCCCACTGCATTGTTAGATGAAGCACGTTTCTCCGTAGCAAAGAAGCAAGAAGACTTCGAAGACAACTTTGGGCAAGACGATAACTTTCTTGTCGGCCTTGCAGCCACAACTACAGTCATACCTCTTGTGGGGCGTTTGCTAACCGTAAATGAATTCAATGGCTTCACAGTAAACATCTTTGGGGAAGAACGTATCGTCGCATCTAACAGCACGACGACCATCACACTTACTGTTGCGCTTTCAAATCCTCCTGCAGAAAACCTAACCGTTCGCGTTATTGGTGGCCCAATTAATGACGTTGGTTTTCTCGCGGAACTTGATGCGCTCGGTGTTGAATCGTTTGTGGATACGTTCGATGCGGGTTGGTCTACAACCGGTAACTTCAAAGACGCGTTCAACACCAATTTGGTCCTCGGCACGCTCGACAACAACATTTTCACGGACGGAGCCGCGTACACCAAGAGTCTTCCCGACTTCAACAACTTCGCTAACGACCTACGTTTCCTTGTTTACTCAACTGACACCGATCGTCAACCAAACAATTTGAACATCACGTTCAAACGATCTGACGGTACAACAATCGCGTTCTTCCCTGTCACATTCAGCGTCCCACCTGGAATCACGCTAGACACCGTCAATGGTACAGAAGTACCACTCAAAGCAGCAGGGGTGGCTCTCGGTTCAACGGCTGACGGTATCCAAGACTTGCTTGGCATGGTCGAACTCGGTAGCGCATCTGGTAAGTTTACCCTTGTCGGCAACCCGCACACCGATCTTGAAAGGGCACATTTCTAGTGGGCAACGAAACCTTTGAAGCAGGTTGGAAAGACAATGAAAACGCTAAACTAGCGTTCTTAAGTACCGACCTTTCGCCTGCCGACTACGACCGCGTTGTGGGCGGAACGCTGGACCTGTTTACAGGAGACTTTACTGACAGCGCAACTATTCCTGGCGGCGGCAACAAAATTACAGCACAAGTTACAACGGCTGTCGGAACCGGCGGCGCAACGACCGTTACCGTCACGTGGGACAACCTAGTAGAAATAGGGCAGAGCAACAGCTTCCCCCTAGCCCCGCTTACTAACGTCGGACGCGAATTTGATATCGCCCTTCCTCCCGAAAAGCCTGTAGACATTACATTCGCATCTCTCTTAACTTCATTCACTGCTGGTGAGTTAACCTTCTTCATCGGCAAAAACGTCGCAGAAAAATTCGAAGAAGGTTGGCCCGCACCCACCCAAGGTTTGGAGTAAACGACATGGCCGAGGCAGATTGGATCGAACTAGCAAATAGTCAGGACGCAAACACAGTCGCTCGCGGTGTCACCGCAGGGACTGCAAAACCGAGTAGCGCGGGCGCAAACGACTTTGTGTTCGGCTGGAACTCGTTGCTCAGCTCACCGGGTGCGCACGGCTTGTACGTGGATAAGCCAAACTTCAACCCGCTGCAGAATGACGCTGTTGGCCCAACGGGTGGATCTGTACGCGCAGCCATCAAACGTGGCCAGGTAGGCGGTGGTGTCGCCAACACAGGCTACGCACCGATGCTCTTCTTTAGCCTACAAGCAGCCGACGTGAACGGCCAAGGTTACCTTCTCGGTTTAGAAGACAACGAACCGCATCGAATTGTGCTCGTAAAAGGTGCCCCGATTTCAGGCTTGCCAACCTCGACCGCGTTGCGTGTCTCGTCAGAATCTTTCCAAGCAGACACCTGGTTGCACCTTCGATTGGACGCCGTCTTCAACGCCAATGGCGATGTGGTCCTCAACATGTTCCGCAACAAAGGTGTTGTTGAGACACCGGTATGGGAAGCAATCGCCGGAATGGATTCATTCATCGATGACTCCATCCAAGTCAACACAGGCAGCGCACCTTTCAGTGGTGGCTTCGCAGGATTTGCATTCTTTTCGAACGACCTACAAAAGCGTGCTTACATCGACCACGTAGAAGTCCTTCGACAAAAGTAGTGTTTCACACGGGGCCGCCAGATGCAGAACACGCCATTCGATAACCTGATCGGCTCTTTCCAGGGCCGAATCCAGCCGCAACGCGCTGTTGCGGCGAACGGTACATTCGTCTGGACGATGGGCCTCGACCTGAACGAACGGGCCGAGGTCATGGAGTTCGGCGATTACATGCAGATCGAGCAGACGATCGATGTTACAGACATCACGTTCCTCAAAAGTCAAATCTGGATCAAGCAGCCGAAGAACCTGGATAAGCGCAGCGTCATCACGGGTTTGGAAATTGTAGCGCTAACCTCGTCCACCATTGCTACCGCAGTACCTGGGGCACCGGTACGGCTGACGACGCTGGATAAGCACTATTTGGTGACGGGAGATGTTGTTACGATCGCGGGCGCACTCGGGACTATTAACATCAATGGTACGTTCACCATCACAGTCATCGATCCTATAACCTTTGATTTGGATGACGTTGAGGCGTCAGGCACGTACGTGGCTAACAGCGGCAGCATTGGTAAAGGCGAACGGCTGTATCTTCCTGCAGGCTGGACGCTCGACGAGTACCAGCGCCTCGTAGACATCAGCGGTTCCATCTTCGGCGACAATAACGGGGTCTACCGACTTCTTGGTTTTCAAGCGCAGCCTGGTGTGGACCCGCCCAAACTGGCATGGGTGGAGCGTCCAAATGTAGGTGTACTAACACCGGACGACGTTGCCACCTCAACGGGCCTCGCAGCCGTTGCGCGCGGCACACGTTGGAAAGTTTCGTTGCTCATTGATGCGGGTAGCGGGTTCAAGGAACGCGCACGTGTCGTCCAGAAATTTACCCAGAGCGGTTTCTTCCGCACGGATCTCAGTGCATACATCCGTCGCTTGACCGGAGTGCACACGTTCGCCATTCGCCTGACGCTCATTGAACATGAGCCGACAAATATCTATGACCTACCGGTGCAGCCATGACCACGACAAAGCTGCCCACAGTCTACGCCGATGCGGTAAGTGAGGTTGACGACGCGTCCTTGACAGGGGCCGTGTTTATTTCGAATCGCATTCCTGAAGATCTAGAAAACGACGTACCAATTGACGCGCTCATTGAACTCGTCGCCAACATCATCAACGACAGCGGACTAGCTGCGGGGACCATCACCGTAACTGACTCTGTGGGCCTTGTTGTGGCGTGGACTTTAAGCGGGGGCTTTCACGCATCGTACTCTGCATCCGCGCATAACAGCATCATCAGTCAAGGCGCAGGCGGCGCAGACGAATTTCGTTGGCAGATCATCCGCAGTACCAATTGGCTATCGCAAGAACGCGTCGTTGTACGTATCCAACTGACACCAACTTCCGGAGCAGCTCTCGACGTTACGTATGCGTTCACGGTTGAAGATGTCACGGTGCCCGCGCTCATTTCGGCAGAGACGCGCGGCCTTAAGCGCTTGCGTCTCACGTTCAACGAACCAATCGCCATGGTTGGTGTTAATAGCGCCCTACGCGTACGCGATTTATCAGGGCGCACAGTGTTCGTCGCACCAAATCAAATCGAGGTTGACTCAACTATTTTCCCTGCAGATCTCACAGGCGAGTACATCTGTGCGACAGGTTGTGTTCAAGCTGTGAACAACCGTTACGCTCAAATAGCATCTTCCGTAGTAGGCACACCGAATGTCATCACAACGGTGGAGAGCGGCATCGTAACCGAGCCAACACAGATCGCCCACCGGTTGTTTAGCTCGCCCTACCTTCTCAAAGCTGTGATTCGAGACGACAAAATCTTCCCCGCGTTTACACCTTGTATTACCAGTGCGGTACAGATCGATGCGGTCACAATTGAATTGATTCTCGACCAAGCAGTAACACCGGACACCACATATCAAATCACAGCAGTCAATCTAGCTGACGCGGCTGATCCTGCGAATGTGCGCGACACTGTATCTGTGACGTTCGTAGCCGAGAAGCTTCCGCAAAAAGCAGGCCGCAGGTTTTCACTCTGGGATTTTATTCCCCAAGGGAACAAGCGTGACGACACTTCGCATGATCTGGAACGTTTGATTCGCGTGTTTGATGAGCCCTTACAACAGATGCTCGCCGACATTGACCGGTACGACGACATCTACGAAATAGACACGGCTGAAGGTGAGTTTCTCAATGCGTTGCTACTGCACCTTGGCAACCCGTACACGTTCCTTCGCAACGACCTGGAGAAGCGCAAGGTCGCTACAAATCTGGTCGCTACCTACAAGGTCTCTGGGGCAGAAATCGCGATTGAACAGGCTATTCAACAGATCCTTGGGTTCCCCGCGGACGTGATTCCGTTTAATGGTTTCGACGACCAATGGATTTTGGGCGATAGCGAACTAGGTATTGATACATTCCTCGGGCCGAGCGCCTTGTTCCTCATCTACAGCTTCAAGGTCGATGTGGCGGTAGACGCTTTGAGTCCTGAAGAGACAACTATCATCCAGGAAATCTGCGATACTTGGCGGCCTGCGCACACGCACTGTGTTCAAATCAATGCGGTTGGTGCGCCACCATAATCTCGATTTGTGCAGTAGTCTGCTAACTCAAACTTGGATTTAAGCTGTACCCAACTAGAACTTCACAATCGAAGCGTTTTCTCGCAGAATGAGTTTCTACTCAGAGGTCACAAGTAAATGGATCGGAACGATTTTTACTTCAGGCAGAAGGTTCTCGAAGCAGAGCTGGATACAACATTCGACTTCGTAGAACTGGCGGACCAAGAACTAACGCTTGACGCGGGGTTAGGCCAGATCGCAACCGGCTCAGGCATTCCGGTCTCAGATAAAGCTACGCTGTCTGACGACTTTGATTCAATCCGCGGCGGTATTCATTCTGGCTTGCTGATCACCTTTCCAGGTGCCCTGCCACAACCGATAAACAATATCGGCGTCTCACAAGGTGTGGCGCATGACCGACTCGGGCAGCGTATTGCGACAGGGCCTGACAGCTTCGTTGACCTCACTGCAATCGGTGACACGCCCATTGGTGAGTACGGCTCGACAACTGGCGGTGCCGCAGTCACACCACCTGCGGGGCAAACACGCATTGTCACCCTGTTGGTCCTGTTTGACCGGCAACTGCTTGATGAACGTATCGACGGCAACGCGATGTCCGTCTTCTATCATCAACCGGAGTCGTTCTTCTTCCGCGCCGTTATGGGCAGCCCTAGCGCGGGTACACCCACACCCCCGCCCGGTGACGCAGAGTCAATCATCCTGGCAGATTTCAGAGTTGATGAGAACGACGATATTATTTCGGTGAACTACAGTCGCCGTGGCGATTGGATTCGAACCGAGATTGGGACGACCGGAGATCCAGTCAATACAGGGGCGTTACAAGTTGGTACTTTTAACGCAACAGGTACGGACTTTATTGTACGTAACCCACGCGAAGGCATTCTTCGATTGCTCCGTGTTGTCGGCGACAACCTTGGGGATCTCACGCTACACACCAACAACGCGGTCCCTGGTAGCCCCCACAAAGCCGCTAACATAACCTTCGAAGCACCCGGTGTTAACTGGCTAGATAGTACGTCTCTCGCCGCACGCGCTGCAGGCGCAACACTAACTGACGGCACGCAAGGTGCTATCAGAGAAATGATGGAAGACCTATCGCGCCAAGGCGCAGGTCTGGATGGCGCAGGCATTATTGGGTCAGAAGCCCGCGATGTTGGCGCGTTAACAGGACACCCATCCTTCGCGATTTTCAGCATCCCAGTAGGTACCGTAAGTTCACAGATCGATGCGCTTGCGACGCAAATCGAAAGCCAAATTGTTGAACGCACGATCGGTGGCGGCGGCGATTCTTACGGTGATTTCAACACGATCGACTTCGGTGGTGATTTAGGTGCAACAATTCAGGCCGCCGTTAATTCTGTTCCCAATGGTAACCCAATCAAAATCCACGTTGCAGCCGGGCTTGTAGGATCCCCACTCACTGCAACTACGCAAGTCAACATTGGCACGCGCAAAGTATTCTTACACGGCCCAAGTCGTGGAACGGTAATCAACGCTAACGTCCCAGGCTTGCCTTTCATTGTGGATACCATAGCGCAAGTTGTGTCGCGGTTGCACATTGAAAACCTCACATTCAGAAGCACAACAGCAGGCCAACCAGCCGCTGCTATCAGCGGGCAATTCAGCGCGCGTAACGCTGAGTTTGAATCTGGACTAAACCATGCGACCGATAGCGCTGCTGGACAGCGAAACTACCTTGAAAATTGTCTCATCAAAGGCAGTACATCCTTACTGGCTGGTTCCTGGGCAAACACCACATTTACGACATGCGTCTTCCAGGTTAAAGGTCCAATTGGTTCTGGTGTTTGGAACGGGACAGCATCATTTTCAGATACGCTCTCGAACGCACTTTTTTCGCGATGCGTATTTGAACCTGAAAGTGCGGGGTCGGGGTTCAGTTGGTACTTCCAATTCGCAGATGGCAACCAAGACATTACATTTGCCGACTGCGTTTTTGAAGACGCAGCTAGCGGCACGTTTGCTTTCAAATGTGAAAAAACCTTCGCAACTGCGTTCCCTGCACGTATTTCCTTGGTTCGTTGCACAACCAGAACAAGGAATGGCGTGGCAGATCTTCGAGGCTGTGATCACGTGACCGTAGTCGATTCGACGATTGCCAACGTGCAAACGACAAGCGCGTCAATATTCCTGTGTTCCACGGATGCAATCACAAACCTGACAATCCGTGACAACGTGGTCCAACAGATCACCCATGGCGCGGACACTAAGTTCTTCCTGCGTATGATCGCCCCTTGTGTGATCAAACGGTCCAATATTGTACGCAACACGTTAGAAGACGTTGATGTTGGTATTGAGTTCACACGCTTTGAGCAAACGCTCATTACTGATAACACATTCCGGAGTACAACTGCCGCGCGACAAAGAAACCATATTCGCGGTGCAGTTAACTGGTCTTTCGCTGACCTGACGATCCGCGGAAACACATTTAGCGGTATTCAGATCGACAGCACAAACCAGATTTCGATCGACATGACGAACACGTTCGATAGCGGTAATGGCGCTAAACGGTTACAGATCATCGATAACATCTTCAGCGATATTGGTGTTGCTGTCGGCGGTTCCAACAACAACGCCATCGCGATTGCCATTAGCGCCAATAGCAGCAACGCAGCCCTGTTTACCATTCGCGGTAACACTATCGAGAATGTCCAATCCGATGGCAACTCGATCGGGATTCAAATCGAGAGCGTTGAAAACGTTCAAATCGCCAACAACATCATAAAGAATGTTGGCCAAGACACAAATTCACTCGGCTTGGCGATCTATGGCGTTCGTGTCTTTGATGCAGATCACGTGTCGATCACAAACAACACCATTGATGGCGTCGCAAGTATTAACGCAACCGGCGCCCCGAGTTGTATTAGTGTGCTTGGCACTGGAACACAGCGGACGCTACTAACCATAACCGGAAACCAATGTTCAGACATGCCTGGCATCACAGGCTTCGGAATCACCGTCGACATTGGGTACGAGAAGGTAATCGTCGCAAACAACAACCTCGACCTCGAAACCACTGTAGGTATTACAGGTATCCGCGTTATTGACGGTAGCAGCGGCGCTCATGGGCGTCAAATCAACATCAACGGAAACCAGATTGACGGCGGCGCAAAATCAATCGAGGTCAACCTATCTGATACAGGCACACAGGACGTACAAGGCCGCGTTGTTTTGCAGGGCAACAACTGCAACGGGTACACCAACACCGGAATCCACATTTTAGGTAACACATCAACCAGCGACCGCCAACGTGGCTTCTCAATCTCAGGCAATGTTCTATTCTCAACCGCGCAAGATATTGAAGGTATTCATCTTACTCGGCGCGTAACTAACGCAGTTGTTATCGGCAATTCGATTACACACACAGCCGTAAGCGGTGCAGTATCCAAGGCTGGTATTCGTATCGAAGACTTCGCATTGAACATCAATGTTGTTGGTAATCAGATCTTCGTTGCAGCAACAAACGCGTTGAAACGCGGCATTTTTGTCTCAGACGCCAACTGTGCAAACATCTGGATTACCGGAAACCACGTAAGAATGCCCAGCAGTAGCGGTATTGGAATCGAAGTTGAAGACGACGCAAACGACCAATTCGCGTACAACAACCACGTCTTCGTTGGCGGTGGCGGTGTTCCTGTGCGCAACAACGGAACGACTGGCAATGATCCGTTCTTGTTACCAAACTTCCAAGACAACAATCAAAGCACCACTCCATCTGGGCTCAACAACATTACAAGCAACATCACAAAGCTGATCTGATGACCCTTGAAGAGCTGCTTGAACAGGGACGCGAAAGCAAGAGCACAGAGATTCGGGTTCTTGCTACTAAGGTGCAACGCAACTGGAACCAGGGTGTCCTTCCAAGCGTCAAACAAATCGATAAACTGGCCGTCATGCTTGAGGATTTCAACAGTCCTTGCACACGACTACTAGAAAACGGTAACTGCGAAAAATGGCTGCAGCGATACGGAGCCGATTGCGGCTTACGCGCGACCCATCCGTACACTTGCATATTTGCTGGTAGGCAGGGCCAAGCATCCAAGTTCACTCAATGCCCCGGCTACCGTACACTCTCCCAAACCACATGAAAGCAACGCTTCAAATCTTCGTACTCCATCCGGACCAACCAGCGGCGCGGCCCCGCGCGCTGGGACCTGCTTACGACGTTGCTGGAAGCAGTTTTGTTGCGCGTAAAGACGCAGCAAAGAAGATTGTCGCCAGCCTGAGTATGGCGATACGAGCGCTCAATGCGACGCCCGCTGGCTTCGTGGCCTACGTCTACCCCACAGCCAAGCTGCCAAAGCAAAAAAACCAACCGCAAGGTTGGGTCCACAGAACGCCCAACGCTAAATAACTATACGGGTTGCATCTGTAGTTGTTGTGATATACATTTGAACTATGCCTGAAACACACGCACCTGCCGAGTACGCTGCCCCCCGGTCATTCCGCCTGGATGACGCATCGCTTTCAATTCTACGACAGCTATCCAAGAAGCTGTCCATATCCCAAGCCGACGTTGTTCGTCTCGCGTTACGTCGGTTGGGCGAAGCTGAGAAAGTGAAAAACAAGCCGCTTGCAACCGTTGCGTAGTCCGCGGCAGCAATTCGAAGCTCGCGAAAACAAAGCGTTTTACCCGTTTTTGTTGCGTAATTTTTTGTAGTGCGGTACGATGTACAAATGAGCTACGGAAAACATCGACTCACTGTGTTATCAAAAGCCACCTACTTCAAGGCACTGCTAGCCCGTGATCACATGTGCATGGTGCATGTGGACACGAACCACAAAGACGTTGAGGTCCCTGACGTATTCAAAGGCCGCCCACGCATCGCACTTGGGTTTGCCGACTTCGGGAAGAACCCACTCAAAAATCTGTCTGTTCACCACAGCGGCATCCAAGCGACGCTCGCATTCAACCCTATGCTTGTAGGCGAAAGCAACACCTACTACGATTGCAGCCTGCCATGGGCATCCATCTTCTGCATCGTTGAAGTCGGCGGTGAAGGGCTGTTCTGGGCAGAAGATGCTCCACCTGAAATCGCTAACGAGTACACGGCCATCACCGAAGTGACGGACCCTTCCGGAAACGTTAAACTAGCTGTCATCATAGGAAACGACCCCACACCCTCAGACGCCTAATGCAATCTCTATTCGTCGGCAACATCCCATACCAAGCAACCGAAGCTGAATTGGAGGCTATGTTCCTCCAGTTTGGATTTAAACCACGGTCCGTTCGGATCATCCAAGACAGAGAAACCGGTCAGTCCCGCGGATTCGGTTTCGTGGAACTAGCGGATGACACAGAGCGTAACCGCGCCAAGACACTGCTAGACGGACAGCTACTCAACGGACGCTCCCTAGCCATCCGAGACGCTGACTCCAAACCGCCAAGCTCACGTGGCCGTGACGGGGGCAGCGGAGGCCCACAGCAAGCGTTGCAGAACTCTGCGCCACCGCCAGACCCAAGACACAATGACAGCGGGTACGGGCACGGGGAGCGTAAAGAACACAAAGGGCGAAGTCGGCGCAGACGCGACGACGACAGCGGCGAACACTGGTAGCTACAACCCGGCTGCGATAACCTACCCACGGGAGGTTTCCCGTGAAACATTTACGCCTCGCGTTATTGCACCTAGCGTGCGTCGGCCCCAATGCCCTTGCAGCCCTGATTCTCGCGTTTGTCATGGTCATGTGGGGGCAGCAAACCCATGTCATCAAAGGCGTGGCGTTTGTGGAACTAGACCCAGATTCCTGGCTGGCACGGGGACCCTACAAGATGTGGGGTGGAACAACCTTTGGCCCGCACGGGGTCATGGTCAACTATGCCCAACTGGGTGTCGCAGATCATGAGTTGGTCCACACAGAACAAATGCAAGCGGAGGCAGTACAGAACATCGTGCTGACTGCGCTCATGTCGCTCACTACAGGCTTCGGCACTGCCACGCTCATCTGCGTCCTCTGGTGGGTCTTAAGCCCATTGACAGCCTTAACAGCAGCGAATCTGACGGCCCTGCTGCGTGGCGAAAAAGGCTACCTTGGGTCACACTTTGAAGAAGGTGCACGTGCCCACGACCACGAAGAACACAAGGAACCCAATGGACGCTGATCGACGCAATAAGCTAACCACCGCGCTGAAAATCATCGGCGCCGTCGCAGGCATCCTCGGCGCATCAGGGGGTAGCTACATACAAGCCCGGTCAGAGTCACGACAGGATGCAGACATCACGTACCAAACCCTCCGAACACAGGTCACAAATCTGGAGGAAGCGACAGCGTACCTGATTGCAGAGTTGGACATCCTGAAAGCCCGAGAAATTCTCAAAGAGCACGACCTCCCGCCAGAAACCATGGCTGAACTGGAAAAACTTCTCGGTGTAGCTGGAACAGAACCGTTCCAACCAAGGCCAGCAGAGCCTACTGGGCGGCGTTTGTCTCGGCGTGCTGGTGGTGGCGGTGAACGTGCGCCGCAAGAAGGCCCTGCCGCGGAAGCCGAACCTGAAACAGCGGCGCTGATTGAAGCCGCAACTGTGCAACTCAGGCAGGCGTACGACGCCAAGAATCGCGTTTCTAAACCCGATTGGTTGGATGAATCCAATAAAATGCCGGAGCTTCCCGCCACACTTGACGAAGCTGCGCAGCAACGCATTTGGACAAAATAAAGAATAAGCCTGCGAAGGAAAAGCAACATATGGAAGCGGTGTTGGAGTACGCCGCTGAGTATCAGATTGCGCACCAACGCGTTGGGTTCCAAAGCGAGTTCGTGCTGAACAAGCGGGACGATGGGGCGTGGTGTCTTGAGGCGCGGAGCACAGTGCACAAGCTGCGGATCTGTATGTCGTGCCTCTGCTTCGAGCTGACAGCGTACCCGCTCGTTGAACAACGGGTCACAACAGATCTCTCAGAGCGCCACACCTACGGTCTGTTCTGCCCCTCATGCGCGAACCACATAGCGAAGGCTAGCGCCCAGTGGGCCACATACGTTCGGTGTACTGCGAACTAAACAAACGGATTCTTCTTCAACATCTCTAGCTCAAACACGTAGAAGACATTTGTGTTCGGTAGCTGAGACGGAACTTGCGCAACGCCAAAATCGATTCGGCCCAGTAGGCCGCCTAGCTCCTCGTGTGTCTGCGACGTTCCGCGTAGCAGGATGATGCGACGATTTGAGGACTTTGTGATCGACTCGTCTACAACAACCAGGCGCAAATTGCTCGCGCTGGTCATGAACACTTCCACGAAGAAAGCGTTTTCTGGCGCGGTGAAGCTAAGGATCTCGCCCTCAACACCTACGATGGTGAGGTCGATCGTCTGAAAGTCCATTCGCTGTCTGATCGGCACATGGTCCTCCGGGTAGGAATTGAACCTAACATCGTGCGCTTATAAAGCACCAGCTTTGACCACTAAGCTACCGGAGGATTCGTCTCTTCTGCAACATTGCAACTAAGTCAGGGTTGGCTTGTTGGGTGGCAGCCCACCATGCCTGTTCTGCGCATTGCAAACAGATACGTATCTCAGGCTTGTCGGCCCGAGCTACGTGGGGGTTCGAGTCAGTGTCTACCCCTTCGCAGAAAAGACACGGTGAGCCAGCCATCCTAGCGATCCAGCGAGCCTGTCCAATAAGGCGCCCACTCTGGAGGGACATCCCCTGTTCGCATGGTCACAGTTATGGTTGGGAGAAAAGCTGGCTTTACTGGCTGGGACAGGAGCTTGAGCCCCGCCTGTTGTGGAGTCTGGTTGGCCTTCAGGTGGTTGCACTCAATGCATGAGCACACCACGTTCTCCCATGTTGTCTTCCCACCCTGTGCCCGTGGAATGACATGGTCCAAGTTCAGCTCTTCCGAGAAGAACTTGTTCCCACAGTATTGGCAACGGAACTTGTCCCGTGTGTAGATGTTCAAGCGTGAGAACTTCAATCGGATACGTTTCCGATCAAACTTCGTGAGGACACGGACAACCGAAGGCAAAGGGTAGTCCATTGTGACACCGCGGATCGTGCGGTCACGGCTGTACTCTACGACCTGAACCTTCTTGTTGAAGAGGTCTGTAATGGCGCGTTGCCAACCTTCTACACGTAGAGGTCGCCACTCCGCATCGAGAAATAGAACTGCCGTTGTCATCATAGCCCCGTTCTTTGTTGTAGTTTAATTCCGCTACACAGTCAAGTGTGCAAAGATAACGCCCCCGGTTGCGTGCGGTGCGGGGGCAACGGACCGGAACTACATGCACGCTGGCCATTGTCCTTGCGGCGGGATTCGAACCCGCACTGCCTCGTTTTTGAAACGAGGGCCTCTTCCAAGTTGGGCTACGCAAGGTTGTACCGAGAGAGGGATTCGAACCCACACTGTCTCCGTTCTAAGCGGAGTGTCTCCTTCCAATTGGACTATCTCGGCAATAGCACCGATGAGATTCGAACTCACACTGGACACGTTCTTAGCGTGCTCCCTCTTCCAGTTGGGGTACGGTGCCAAATTACAGTGGGCCTGGTGGGATTCGAACCCACAACATTCTGGGTTTAAGTCAGACGCGTCTGCCGATTGCGCCACAGGCCCGAAAATCAAACTCTAACGTACCAGTCAGTCTGACCAGTTGTCTCAAACTTACCGTGGAAGACTTGATCCAGGGCAGCGTAAATCCCCGGATGCTCAACGAACTGACCGTCAACGATACCCGCGCGTTTTCCAGCTAGTAAACCGCCAGGCTTAACCCGCCGACGCCAAACTTCAATCTCATGAACTACATGTTCTGTTGCGTGCGTGTTGTCCAAGAAAACAAGGTCTAGCGACCCGAGACCAAACACACCTGCAACTTGAGGTGAGGACGCCTGCATAACATGATGTTTGTCTGCGCCATGCGGGCGCCCCCTACGAAAGAACTCGAAGGTATCTCGGAAGCTACTAACGCTTGTTCGCGGAGGATGCTTAGCTACATGTTGCTGGATAATCAAACGAGCTGCTTGGCTCAAACGTGATTCGTCGAAAGCGTCCAACATCCACAACTGAATGTCTTTTCCCGACGCTTCGATCATCTTCGCAATGCCCTGCGACGCACTGCCGAAAAGAACACCCGCCTCAACAAACGTCGCGTGGTTTGGTGCCTGGTCGACTGCTAGCTGAAAAAACTTTGGGCAGCTATACCACCCCGGTATTCCGTCAACAATTACCATGTTTCAACATACCATACGTGGTCAATACCGTAGTTCTGTTGTAGTGTCCCAACATGGAACAGAAGATCAACCTAACCATACCGGAAGAACAAAAGCTTGGACGCTTTGTGAACCTGGTGTTCATTAATCACAGCGCCGACATGTTCACCGTTGACATGGTGTACGTTCAAGGCGCCTTGAGCAACACTCACATACAGGAAGCCGTCACCATCAGTCGTTCGCATATCACGCCTGGACATGCGAAACGACTCGTCGCAGCCCTGCAGAAGAACATTGATGGTTACGAAGAACGTTTCGGAAAGATCGATCCGGGAACACCGGTCGTTATCCTACCGAACGCCAATTAGTACAGGTGGAGGGCGTTGTGTCCACGGCGGGTTTTGATTTCCGTCAGACGACACCCGCGTTTAGGTTTGTAGAAACTTTTGTACCGCAGCCACAACTTTCCTGCACGTTGCTACATCGAACCGCCCAATGTGGCAAGCATCGCGAGGGAGCGCAAGCTGTTGCTGTAGCCACCGATAAGCTGCGCCCCGCGTAGGTACGTGTTTGTCCGTCCAAAGTATGTCGAACGCGTTGTGTGCGGCAATGCGCGCTTGCCTGGTTGCTTCATCTGCTGGCACACCTAGCGGGTCGCCGTTTAAGTGTGCGCCATGACGGCAATCGCATGTCGGTCTGTCGCAGACATAGAACTTCTTGTCTTGCGTTGACATCAAAACCATAACGTCCCCACATTGTGGGCACGGTATGGTGCGGTCACGATGCACCTGGAGTGTTAATAGCTTTGCCATTGTACCGACACTCGGAATCGAACCGAGCAAACCTGGCGTATGAAACCTGATCGTGACCCAGCACTGTCGGCGAAAGTGCTCCCGGAGAGAATCGAACTCCCAGCTCCGTGTTTCGTAGACACAGGTCCCAAATCCATGGGCGAGAGCAAACAACTATGTAATCAAGTACCCCCGGAGAGAATCGAACTCCCGTCACCAACGTTCGAAGCGTCGGCACCAGGTCCACTGGCGAGGGCAAAGTGCGCCCGGAAGGAATCGAACCCTCAACGGCTGGCTTAGAAGACCTGCCTGGCATCCATGCCCGAGCGCATTAGTAGATCCGGGTGGCGGAATCTACAACCTTCTGTCATGCACAGCCACCATTGCTCCACAGTTCCTAGCCTGCAGAACGCTTGTGACCCCAGCGGGATTTGAACCCGCATCTCCAGCTTGAAAGGCTAGAAATCCTAAACCATTAGACGATGGGGTCATAATAAAAGTTGCTCATCTAGGCCGCCCAGCCACCAGAGCGTCGTGAAAATCTCATAGCTGACTCGATAAGGACCGTAGGACCTTACGGCGCCAGTGGTAGAACTCAAGGGAAGCCATGACACCTCCCTCGCAAACACCCACTGTCACGATCTTGCGAAGAACAAACACCGAGCTTACGTCATGCCTAAATGAGCAGCGTTCCTGATGGGATTTGAACCCACGTTTTCGCCTTGAGAGGGCGACGGCCTAGGCCGACTAGCCGACAGGAACAATTTTCCAACCTTTCAAACAACAATAGTCTACCACTTTCTGTGTTGCTCAACCGTTCTGATGGTGCACTCAATCCGCAACCTTATACCCAAGCATCGACAGTTCCGGTTGAACCACAGCCTGAAAGGCGTGTAGCAACTCCGAAGACCAGTGATGCCAACGTCCAATAGGGTTGAAATTCCCGTGCATACGCACAGGTTTCCAATGCAACTCATGGCCATCACGGATCAAGTCAGATGACCCGTGTATCGGGTAGGCCATGATGCCTGGCCAATTGACGTTGTTCATCCAGTCCATTCGCAGTTGAGTGAAGACAGACTGCATTGTGTTTGTTCTGTTACGCACGAGTTGTTCATACTGAACACGAACAGCGTTTGGGTGTGTCTCTAGAAATGCAAACATCCGCTGAACCCCAGCCTTCCAATCTTCCGCCACAGTCATGTAAGGGCGCGCAAAACTCAAATGAGCGGACACCGCTACATCTCTAGGATCACGATAAATTATTACGACCTTGGCGCCAGGGAACAGCTTGTCCAGGTTCTCCAATCCAACAGTACTTGGCGTTTTAGCTAACACGTATGCACCGTGTTCTTTTCGGGTACAGCCCTCCCAAAGATAGTCTTCCAGGGCGAACCCGAGCGTCCGTAACGTCTCAGACTCAGGCAACCATGTTTGTTTCCCATGATTGATACCCGAAGCGAACTTAACT